TCACGGAGGGATCCGAGGACAGGAGACGTACTTTAGTAATCGTGCCGGTCGCCGGGACACTGACGAACCCTGCGATCCCGGTCGCGATCACCGCCACGCCGTCGCCGATGATCATCCCGATCACGCGCTTGAGTGTCGACGCGCTGTAGACGCCGGAGGCCGCGTGTACGTAGCCCGTGCCTGTCGCGCGCTTGACGAGTTTCCCCGTCGTACTGTCGAACAGGACGATCTCTGCGTCGACCGCCGAGGACGGCCCGACGACGTCCCCCACGGCCGGCGCCGCGATCGTCAGCGTCGATCCGGCGCCTCCATCCGTCAGTGTGATCCCGGTGCCGGCCGTGAGGACCCGCTCCGCTGACAGCGTCGCATCGGTGCCGAGCGTCAGATAGGAGGCCCCCGTCGGAGCGCCGCCGCCGCCGCCGGAGGACGCGATCGTCAGCGTCGATCCGGCGCCGCCGTCCGTGAGTGTGATGTTGCTTCCGGCCGTGAGGACCCGTTCCGACGTGAGCTCCGCATGGGTAGCGAGCACGACGTATTGCGGCGTGTTGGGCGCCGCGGCGAGGTTTCCGCGCGCCGTCGCCGCGGCCGCCACGTCCGACAGATTGAGCGATCGCCGCAAATACCGTGCATCCCCTTGCGCCTCCGTGATACCGGATCCGCCGCTCGAGCTTGATCCCCCGGCCTGAAAACTGACGTCATCGATATAGAAACTGAACGCGCCGCCGTTCCCGACGCCGGCGATCCGTACTTGGTTGATCGTGGTCCCAACCGGGACGGCAAAACTCCCGATCGGGATCGCGACCTGCTGATAGACGCCCGTCACGCTCGAATCAAAGCCGAGAAATCCCGTCACGATCGAGACGAGCGATCCTTTCAGGACGCCGCCCGAATAGAGGCCGACGCGCAGGATCCGATTGTTGCCCCAGGCCGCGAGCGATCGAATGTAGAGGACAAGCGACGTCAACGAGGACGGATCCATAGACCCGGCGCCGATCTGCCCTTGCGCATAGGCGCCATTCGTGACAGTGGTTCCCGCGATCGCCTTTGTCCCGGTCCGCGGCGCCGTGGTGGACGCGAGACTGAACCCCGATCCCGATGTCGACCAGTCCCACTCCCCGGATCCACTCCCGAGGTTTTCGGCGTAGAGGACAGTGGCCGTCACACTGGCGGCGCTCGAGGCCGCCGGGACCAGTACGATCCCGAGTTTGACTTGTGTCGCCGGATCCGTGTCCGGTTCACTCGGCGTCGCCGCCGGCGTCCCGGTGACGACCACGACGGCGCCGGCGGTATCTACGGCGATCACGTCGATCCGATCGAGCGTCGCATCCGCCGCCGTCAGAGTCACGATTTGTTCCGGCGCGCTGTAGAGCAGTCCGCCGATCGCATAGGTCGCCGCACTGACCCGAAACGTGTAGGCAGAGATCCACGCGATCTGTCCGCCAGAGATCAGGAACGTGCCTTGCGCTTGCGCGCCGCCAGGGACGATCGCCGCGAGCGTCTCGAGGACATACGCCTCCGACGCGACCCGTTCCCCATTCACGAGCATGTGCCCATGCACGTGAAACGTGTTCGCGTCACCGTCCGTGTGATCCTCGCCGTCGAGGCCGAAACTGATCGCGAGCGGCGCCGTGACGTCCGTATAGGCGCCGGCGATCATCGATCCAAGAATCGCCCGCGGCCCTTCCGCGATCGCGAGATACAAGATCGCATCGGCGACTCCGGACACACTCGAGAATGCGATCGTGGCATCCGTCGACGTGACGGCCGACACGGTGGCTTGGAGCTCCACCGATCCGGAACTGGCGGCCCGTGTCTCGAGGACGAGATCGGTATAGGTCGCCCGCCGATACACGGAGGGATTTGCGGCATCCACACCGCCGATCCAGATCCCTCCGCTGTCCGACCCGGACCCGCCGCCATCCGTCCAGGCGCCGAAGGCCAGGCCCATATCGGCCTTATTCGCGCTGGCGGACCCTTGCAAGGTTTGCAGGATGATCCCGCGCGCCTGAAATCCCGGCGTGATCGTCACGTTGCCCGGTGACGTCGGCGCCGCCAGGGTCCCGAGCGCGAACCGCACGCCGGCGAGCGCGAGAATGTGTTGGACGGGTTGATGTGTCAGTGTGCCGGCGTCGCGCGTGATCGTGAACCCGTTCCCGGACGCCGCCGTGATCGAGGCGCCCATAAGCTCCGTGCCGCCCGACAAGTTGGCGAGGCGCACCGACGAGACGCGATCGGTATGCTGCCCGCGGTAATTGTCCGCGGCGCCGCCGGTACCCCGTCCCAGGGTCCAGCCACAGATATTGTCGGAGGCATTCGAGAATCCGAACCCGTGAATGGATCCGAACGGCGCGCCGAAGCTGTAATCCCCGGTGCCGAATTCGTCCGCGGCGCCGCCCATCACGATAAACGCCGTGGGTGCAAACCCTAACCCCGTGACATCGATCGTTCCGCCGCTCGAGACGTTGATTTTTTGCTGGACAAATCGCGCCTCGATATCGCCGCCGAGGACCAGCGCATGATAGAGCGCCGCGGATCCGTCGTTCGTGATCCAGTTGATCGAGAATCCGTCGGCCGTGAACGCGACGAACTGGCCCTCCACAGTCGCCGCCGGATCGGCGCCGGACGTCGCGCCACTTTTCCATGCGATCCGGTTCGTCCGTTCCCCTTGCGCGGATGTGGTCGCCGCTTCGCCGCCCGGATGATGGATGAACCGAACGGATTGTTTGACGCCGTCCGTCATCCCGAGGCCGAGCGTCGCCGCCGTGGTCGCGCCGGAGGCCGTTTGACCCGTCGACCAGAGGAGGAGCGCTTTCCCCTGAAATCCCACACCCGTGATCGTCTGGACCCCGGCCGCGGTCGCTTTCGCAAATTGCAGGTATTGCGAGGACAGCACGGATCAGATCTCCGCATCCGTAATGTGATTGTCGTACCCGAACACTTGGCAGGACTCGAATCCCCCTGTGGCCGTGATGGCACTGCCGCCGCCGCCGACCACGATCGAGTTTTCGGTTTTGTAGTACAGGAAATCGGCGTCGCCGCCGAATCGGCCGCCGTCGTTGTACTGCACGGCGCGATTCGGCCCGCCCGGCCCGACCTGATGCACGCCGCCCTCACCGCCACTCGAGATTCCGGACGTCTCGCCGGCCTTGTCCCCGAGCCAGTCTTTATAGAGATCGCGCCATCCGCGGCGCCCCAAGTTGGTTTCGGCTCGGATCTCCGCCGTGATCTCCCGGATCAAACGGTTCTGACTGTCGCGCGTGACGACGTCCGTCAGGATGGCGGCGCCGGACAAATTCCGCGCCGGGACCGTCACGGTTTGCGTTTGCCCAGGCCGGAGGCCTTGCTCGAATGTTTTATAGGTGAGCGTTTGCGTCGCCGTCAGCGCTTGCGCGAGATAGCCCTCCGCGAGACTTTGCGCGGTCGCATCCGTGGGCACTGAATCGACAACTACGACTTTTTCCCACAGCCCAACCGCAGCCTGTGAGGCGAGATCGTCCGCTTGCCCGAGGCCCTCAAACGTCCCGTTAAAGATGATCTCGATCAGCGATCCGAGCGCCGGCGTCCCGATATTCCGCGTGATCGTGTTCGTCCCGGGATCGTAGGTCCACATCGCGGCGTCCGCGTCGCCCGTGACGTTCAAGGTTTCGTTGGCGTCCTCCCCCGGCGTAAAGACCCCGTCGGCCGCATAGGCCACATACCCGCGTGTGGCACTCGGAACGTATTGGAGCTGAAACGTCGTCGCCGATCCGTCGCCTGTGAACGATTCGAGGTGATTATCTTCCTGTTTCGCGGGGACCTTCACGATCACCCGGTTCGCGAAATGATCGCGCCGTGGTTCGACTTCGATATCGCCGACGACCTCCGGGAGCAGGTTTCCGATCAGATCGAACGGCGCCGCGAGTGTCGACGGTTGCGCCATACTCAGGACTTTGAAACTGTCGATCGTCCACGCGAACTGCTCGCCGAATCCTGCCGTCAGCGTCGATAGTTCGTTGAGGACCTCCGTCAGCGGACGATAGACATAGATGAGCTCCGGGAGCGTCGGCCCGTCGACCTGTCCGGCGTCGAGCGTCACGCCATATCCGGCCAGATAGCTTGTCACCACGATCAGCGCCGCTTTGAGGGTCCCGGCAGGGATCGTTTCGTTGACATACCGGCGATCCGTGTACGCGGTGAAATCCCCGGCCGATACGATCGTCTCGATCGCCGGTTTGGCGCCGCCGTGAAACCCGCGTTCTGTGACCCGTTCGACCAGGCCGCCGAACACGCGACCGCCGTCCTCCTCGATAATGACTTGCGCGTCCATCGCAGGCCGATAGGTCCCATCGAACGACACGATCGCAAAGGCCGCCGTGGTCCGGCCGTTCAAGGTTTCGGAGAGATGCAGCGACCCCGCGCGGATCGCTTTCGGGACGCCGGCGATCGTCAGGGTCCAGATCATCCGAGGCGATACCGTTGCACGACGCCCGGGAGATGTGGAACGAGAAATTCCGCCGCGGCCCGGCCATCCTGTTCAAAAATCACGCGCATCCCCTCGAGCGCCGGCGTCAGGCCCCCCGACAGCGGCACGATCGCTTCCGGTCCACGCTCGCCGATAAACGCGAGGGTTTTTTTCATCACGATCCCGCCGTCCCCGAGCGCCGGGATGCCGGACGTATCAAACCCGAATTGGATCCGCGGATCCCCTGTCGCGAAGCGGTCCCAATCATCCGGGAGATCGAGCTCGACCGGGACCGTGATCGGCGGGACCTTAATCCGCCCGAACGTGCCCGCGATATCGTCCGCGGCCGCTTTCGAGGACCCCGCCAGGCCGGACAGACTCCCGCCGACTTTGGTTTGAAACGCTGCGCCGCTCTGTTGCGCGGCGCGCGTCAGTTCGTTTTCAATGAACCGCGCGGCGTCCGCTGATTGCTTCCGGAATACCTCGCCCATCCCGTTTGCGGACTCCTTCGCCGCGATGGGGATCTGCGTCAGGATCTTGTCCCTGAACCCATCCAGCGACGGGAACGCTCCCGTGATCCCTGTGGAGAATGCCGCGCCGATTGTCGCGCCCGCGTCCGCGGCCGCCGGCGGGATCTGCGTCCGGATCTTGTCTGCGAACGATCCCACGGAGGCGCCGGCCGCATCGACGCCGGTACTAAAGGCCGTGCCGATCGTTGCGCCGGCATCGACGGCCGCGGCCGCGGTCGCCCGGATGCCGTCCGGGATCTTGGCGCCGAACGTATCCGCGATCGCGAGGAGGACCTCGAGGGTTTTCTCTTGTGTCGATTTGAACTGATTCCCGACGATCCCTTGCGCCTCGGCCTGTTTGAGAATCCCCTCCGTGGTCGCATCGGTGATCGATCCGAATTGCTGCTCCGCCTCAAATAGCGCTTGGAGTACAGGTTGCGACAGCGCCAACGCTTGCGATAGATCCCCGCCGTGATTCGCCACTTCCTGCAGCGATTGCCCGATGTCGGCCGCGAGCGCTTGAAACCCGGCCGGATCCAGATCCTTCGCCTCGAACAGGCCCCGGAAAATCTGTCCCGACGTCTGGACGTTTTGGAGGAACGGCCCGGTGATCTCCGAGTTGATGAGATCGAACTGTCCGAGGAGCTTGTCAATAACCGGCGTCGACCCGGCCCCGAACTCAGCGACGCCGGACTTGAGCGCTTGGAAGGACGGCGCGAGCGCTTGAATCGCGGCGAACCCGTCCCCGGTTTCCTTGACGATCCCCGCGAACGTCGACTGGACGATCACGCCGAGGCGTTCAAATTCCGGTTGCGTCCGCGCCGCCACGGCCTGCAACTGCCCCTGCAGATCGGCCAGTTTCTTCCCTTCGTCCCCGGTGAGGAGCTCCGGCGGACGGCCGGCGAGCAGTTGCGTCCGTTGTTCGATCAGCGCCGCGAACTGATTGGTATAGAGCGCCGTCCGTGCGTTGACCGCCGTTTGCGCCTGATCTAGGCCTTTGAGGTGCGCCTGATAGGCCGCGAGCGCCTCATTGACATCAGAGACCGCCCGCGTGAATTTGTCCGCCTCGACCGTTGTAAACGCTCGCGCCAGGGCCGCCGCGACCTCCGGTCCGGCCCGTTGCGCGAGCGCGCGGATCTTCTCGAGGCCGCCGAGCTGCGCCTGCAGTTGCAGTTGCGAGGCCCGGACGCCGCTCTGCTCGACCTCGAGCGCATTGGGACCGATCGCGCCGCCGAGGAGGCCCGCCGATAGGCCGACGGCGCCGCCGACGGGACCGCCGAGCGCAAACCCCTGCAGGCCGCCGGCGATCGCCCCGGAGATGGACCCCGCGAATTTGCCCATTTGCTGCGCGAACTGCGCGCCCTGTGCAAACGCGACGAGACCTGTCCCGATGTTCCCGGCGAGCCGTTCCCCGATCGTGATCGCGGCCCCGCCGTCCGCGGCCCGTTTGGCGGACTCCGCGAACGTGTCCACAAAGGCCGATCCGAGCGCCGCCCCAAACCCCGCGACCGCGCCGACCGTGTTCCCGCCCTGTAACGCGGTGACTGCCGTCTCGAGCGCTTGTGGCAGGTTATGCGCGAATTCCGCGGAGGCCCGCTGGAAGGCGTTGGAAAATTCCTTGCCGGCTTTCTGCCCGAACAGCGCGAAGGACGCGAGCTGGCCCGACGTGAATCCGATCCCACTCAGGCCCATTCCGAACCCGGGGAACGTCCCGATCACTTGATCGATCTGCCGCCACTGCCGCTCCACGTCGGCCCCGAATCGATCTAAGCGATCGCCGATCGAACGAATAGAGTCACCGGCGATCTTCGCCAGTTCCTTCATTTCGTCCTGCATGTCCTTCGTACTGAACGCTTTCATCCGGCGATCGAGCGCGTCCACGTCCCCGACGATCGTGAGGATCTCTTTTTTCGCCGCCAGGGATTCAAAGGCGGCCGCGACCCGTTCCACGCTTTCCTTGATCGCGATCTCCCAGACGTGCGCTTTTTCGGCGGACTTGGCCGCCTCCGGGCCGAAGAGATCCACGAGTTGGGACAGCGTCGCGCCGTGCGCGGCCGCCCGATCGATCTGTTGCGTGAGCTCCGCCAGGCTCTTAGTGAACGATTTGAACGCCTCCACACTGTCGGCGTCCGGCGGAGGCGGGACCCCTTTCAGCTTCGCCCGCATCGCGTCGGCGGCGTCCGCGATCTCGGATTGGATCCGCGCGAACGTCGATCCGAAATCATCCCCGGCGGACTTGGCGGCCGCGGCGATCCCTTGTGCCACGGTCCGCACGGTTGCGCCCGCGAGCGCCGCGCCGGCCGCGACACTGTCCAGCGGTTTCCGCAGGGCCGCCAGGTTTGCCTCGAGCGCATCAAAGGCGGATTGATGTGTCCCGCCCCCGAGCGCGAGGTCGAGCGCCCGGCCCACGGAGATGATCGCCGGCGCGAGGTCGAGAAAATCTTTGGTTTCCTGCGTGACGCGCGCCGAGATGTCGACGGCCCACTGCGCCACGCCGTCGACCATCCGCGCGAGGACCTCGAGGAGGTGCGCGGCCGCCTCGCCGACGAACACGACAAACCGATCGAAGGCCTCGCCGGCGCCCTTCGTCCCGGTGACGATTCCCTTGACCGCATCCAGGAAAATCCCGCCGAACACTTCGGTAAACGCGACCGCGGCCGGGAGCAGCTTGGCGCCGAGCTGTTGCGTGAGGCCGTCCGCCGCGGCTTGAATCGCGCCGAGGCCATCGTGGAAACGGTCCGCCGCGACCGCCGTCCGCGTGGACATCACGATCCCGAGATCGTTCGCTTGATCGAGGAGTTTTTTGATCCCGTCGGATCCTTCCGCCGCCAGGCTCGCGACGTCCTTGAACGACTTCCCGAAAATCGCGACGCCGGCCGCGGCGCGTTGGCTGGCATTCGGGAGATCACCAATCGCGCCGAGGATTTGCTGAAAGGCTTTTTCGGGCGCCTCGCTTTTGAGCGTTTGGAATGACAGGCCAAGACTCTTGACCGCCTCGCGCGTTTTCTCCGCTCCGGCGCCGAGGTTTGCCTCGAGCTTGAACACGGCGCCCGTGATCGACTCGAGCGACGTTCCGCTCTGTTGCGCGGCGAATTTGAACCCGGAGAGCGCCTCGACACTAAGGCCGGTTTGCTGCGCGAGGGTGAAAAACTGATCGCCGAGCTCCGCGGTCTTTTTGAGCGCCTCGTTCGCGGTCCCGGCGATCGTTTCGACGCCCGCTTGGACCGCCTTAAACGCGACCGCCGCGCCGGCCGCGGCCGCGGTGACGCCGACCACGGCGACGCCGATCGTCCCAACGACGGATCCGAACTGCGAAAACGCCTTACTGACGCCGTCGATCGTCCCGGTGATCTTTGCCGCGAACTGATCGAACCCGCCTTTAAAGTCCTCGACCGTTTTGGTCGCGTCTTTGAATGACGTCTGGAATTCGGCGAGTTGCGCCGACAGGCGGACAGCGAGCGTCGCGATCGGTCCGGCCATGTGTCAGCGCCTCCCGTACCACCAGAGGACCGCGAGGCCCACGAGGAGCAGGGTCCCGGTCCCGACTTCGTCACAGACCGCCGGCGCGCGGCGCGCCAGCCCGGCGACCGGGATCGCGGCCGCCATCCACAGGCCGGCTAGGAGCACCAGACGACGGATCACAACGTCCGACCGCGGGACAGATCCCGCTCGAGCTTGGGACCGATGTCGCGCATCCGCCGAATGAACGGATCCCGTTCCTGTTCCGCCGCCGGCCGGAACATCGGCCGCGCCGGCATCCGCACCGTACCGTATTCCACAAAGCGCCAATAGACCTCCGGTCCCGGCCGGCCGCCGATCCCGAACCCCGGCGCGATCCCAACGCGCCCGGCCGTCCCCGTACTCTTCGACGTGATCGCCGCGCGTAAGCGGCCCGTGAGGCCTCGAGGCGCCCGCGCCCGCGCCGCTTGTTCCACGGCAAAGGTGGACTTGGCGATCGCGTCCGCGGCGAGCGCTTTGGCGGCCTCCGGGACCGCGGCGATCGCCCGCTTCGTTGCCTCGAACCCCTCGAGGGTCGCCGTTACTGTAGCCACGGTTTGAGCGGATAGCGCAATACGGCCCCCTCCCATCCCAGGACCCGCTCGGGACTCGCCGGCTTGGGATCCTTGTAGCTCACCGTGAGAAACGCCTGCAGGCCGACGAGCCACTCGAGGCGGTTTTGTGCGCGACGAAATCCCGCCTCTTTAAGATAGAACTCACGGACCGTCAGCGCACCGAATTCGGCCGGCGTTAACCCGAGCTCCCCGAGGCCAAAGGGTTCAGCCCACTCGAGCCACTCCGCGAACGTCGCCGGCCCCGTCAGTTTCCCGCGTCGCCCTCCGCCGGTGGCAGTTCGTCCGCCGATCGAAATAGACCCGTGCGATCGAGCGCCTCCGACAGCGCGTCCGCCAGGACCTTGATCCGCTTGCCCTCACCGCCGGCAGACATCGGCCGAATGTACTGATCGAGCATCTTCTCCACCAGGCTGACTGTCAGGCTTTTATCGTCATCCTTTAGCCCGACATAGAGCGCCGCCACGATCGCATTGATCCCGATCTGCGCCAAGTGACTCATAACAGCGCCCGTCGGAATAGATCCGAGTTGGGTTTCGAGCTCCCGCAGTTGCTTGATCCCGAACATCAGATCGCGCGTTTTGCCGCCGAACTCGATCCGTACCGCATCCGTCATCGTGTCGCCCCTTTCCAGAGAGAGGCGCGCCGCCCGTGAGCGGCGCGCGGCTAGATGGCGGGGACCCGGCCAGGATTAGCTCGGGGATCCGCCGTTAAACGTGTCCGTGGTCTCCGACGTGATCGCGATCTCGAACGTGAACGTGGTCACACCATTGACCGTGGAGATCGCGCCCGTGTACTTGCCCGTGTTGCCCTGTCCGTGATAGCGGACTTGCCCGGTCGCGTGCCCTTGCGGCCCGTACACCCATTCGATATCGGTCAGGCCCATCAGATCGCCGAGCGCGTCCTCCGCCTCCTGCGACCACTTCCCGCCGACCGTCAAGCGCTTGTCCTCGAACCCGTAGAGAATGTTTTTCTTCGGATTCGCGACGTCGGGCTGAAACGTCGTCCCGTCCTGTTCGTCCTGATTGTTGGACTTGTTGACACTGTCGCAGTACGTGGAGATGTTCGTACCACCGAGTTTGAGATAGACCTTTTTTCCGGTGATCACAGGCATAGCGATCCGTCCTTCCGCTTACAGGCCAGGACGGCGCGCCCCAGGAGGCCGCGAGCGGCCGGCCGGGGACACCCCAGGCGGATGATCTGATCCGACGGAGGCGCCATCCGCGCCGGCGTCGATCAAAAGACCGTCAATCACTTCGAGCGCCGCCCGCGCAAATAGCGCGATCGCGGTCCGCTCTTGTTGGATCTCGAGTGGCGAAAGTTTCTGATCGCGCATCTTATGCGCGTATGCCTCGAGCGCGTTGATCATTCCGCGGCCGTGCCGCGAGAGATGCGTCAACAGGCCGACGGTTTCAGGCCTCACGGCAACGGCCCGTCGAACGTCTGATCGCAGACGTCGCACATCCAGCGCGGCCCGACGTCGCCGCCCGTGGTGACGTCATGCCGATGATCCTCCGGATGGAGACAGGCCCCATTCGACGCCGCGGCCGCCGTGGTCGGACCGGCCTCGAGCAGACCGATCGCGAGCTCCACTTGCGCGCGAACGATATATAGCTGTTGCAGCGCGGCGTCCGTGTTCATTATGTGGACCCGTTCACGCCGGAAAGGTGCGCCCGGAAGATGATCGGGAGCGACCGGACCGCGAGGCCGCGCACCGATTCTACGAGGACATCTGGGAGGATCTCAAAGGCGATCTCGACTGTGCCAAATCCGGACACCGGGAGATCGGCATCATCCAGGCGATCCTTGATCAGCGTCCCGAGCGCATAACACTCGTCCTCATTTGGTTGACTGGACACGGGTTTCACGTGGAATGTGCACTCTGATCCCCCGCCAAACTCCCCGAACGTGAGCAGCGGGATCTCTGTCGGCGCGCCGACCGTGACATAGGGAAACGCCGCTTTTGGCGGAACCGCCGTTTCACCGTAGACCGCCGGACCGGATCCAAACCCGGACGGGACGTCCGCGAGGAGGGACGTCAGCGCGGTATCCGCTTTCAGACTCGCCACGACGGCCGCGAGGAGCGCCGGGACCGCGAACGGTGACGGTGACGGCATCGCTATTGCGCCTCCACACAAGTGAGCTCGAGCGTCGCATGTCGATTGTCCACGTCGACCACGGAGGCGATCTGCAGCGTCCGGCCCTCGAGGACGACGGTCATATAGGACTCGATCCCCGGCCGATACCGGATGCGGACAACGCTCGCGATCCCCGACTGGATGGCGCCGACTTGCAGCGCCTCGCCGAGCGGCCCGGACGTGATCTCCGCCGGGATGCGCGACGCGACCGTGACCGGCCCACTCGGGACCGTCCCGCCCGTCCCGGATTGCGTCCCGGCCGGCGCGACGATGTCCACGCGCGATCGGAGCGCCCCGGCTTTTACGTATGGCATCGGGATCCCCACGGCGCCTCGAGCGCCGGGACCTGCCAGGGTTTCGGCCGACCGTGGAAACAGACCACGCGCGCCCCCGGCGGGATCTGGCCGTTCAGGCAGTGGACCTTGTACGAGACGAGCGCCGCAGGGCAGACGTCCTGCCAAAACGTGAGCTCCGACCACGTCCCGCCGACAGTAAGCGCCGTTTCGATGTAGCGTTGATCGCCCCCGTACCCGCACGCGCGCATGTACGTCTGCGGATCCGACGTGAATTCGTGATACCACGACGCGACCAGCGGATCGCCGGCCGTCCAGCCCATCACACCGGACCCCAGGCCGCGCGCATACTCCGGCGGACGGCGATAAAAGTCCTCGAGCGCGAGGAACCGCTCCCGGCGCGCCAGCAGCGGCGCGAGCGATCCCACGACCACCGAATCGAGATCGAGATACAACAGCCGGAGGCCGTCCGGAAACAGCCCCGGCCGGAACAGCTCGATCTTCGACCACCAGCCCGGCCAGTCATGCGCGAGCTTATGTGTCAGGACCCCAGGGATCACGGTATCCGTCAGACAGCCGAAGGCCTCACCCGGCGCCCATAGCGCGATCTGCGCCCGGAGCTCCCGGACGTGGTCCGGCCGATACATCCCGCCCGATCGGAGGACCGCGACGATCACAACGCGCCCCCGATCCGTTCGTGGTCCCACTTCCCGCCGCGGCGCCGCCGTTCCGCTTGCATCGCGAGGAATTCCGCCCGATGGCCCTTGCCGTACCAGTTTTCCCGCGGCCCCAGGTGCGCGACTCGGAACGGGACCCCGCGGATCGGCCGTTTCGCCGTGCGCCATCGGTCCATCAGCCGATTGTCGTAATTGCCCGCATGGATCCAGCAGGTATCGATCAGCGGTTCCACGCCGACCACCACGGGATCCCATTGATGGAAGAGTTGAAAATACCCGACGCCGAGAACATCCCCCGGCACGTGCGGCTGTCCGCGATCCTCCAGTGTCTGCGGCGTAGCGTCGAACCGATGGCACCCGTAGAGCGTTCCGACCGCGAGGCCGCCCTCGAGGCGCGCGGCCCAATCGGACGGCGGGACCACGTCCGCATCGAACAGGAGGATCCAGCCGGGATTGCCATTCGTCCGCGCGCAGAGATCCGCGCGAGCCTCCTCGAGCGCCCGGCCTTTGTTGAACGCGGCGCCGTCGAGGTAAAAACTATTCGTCACTACAAGTGTGGAGCGATCCAGCGGCAGGCCGTCCGGCCCGCCTTTCAGGATCAGATCGATCGTGTCCCGATCGCGATGCACGGTGATCACCGTGAGCGACGCGAGGCCCGGGAGCCAGCGCGGCAGGCCGATCGCGAGCTCCGCCGCATAGTCGACACAGACGGTGATCCCGTGGATCGTATTCACGCCGGTTTCTCCATCCACCAGGATCGGTATTCGTTCAGATCCGCCGTGACATGGACCTCGAGGCCGTGCAGCTCCGCGAATTCATTCACGGCCCGAATGACGCCGGCGTGTTCCGCCATGTAATCGTGACCCGCAAAAATCCCGCCTGTGGCGAGCGTCGGCCACCAGGCGTCGAGATCGTCCCGGACCGCAGACCAGGTATGCGCGCCGTCGATATAGATAAACCCCGGCCGATAGTACCCGCCGATCGGCCGCGCGAGCGCCAGTGAATCGCCGCGGATCAGTTTCACACGGCCCCGGAACGGCGCGAGGAGGACCGCCGCCATCATCAGATCGGGCGTTCTGTCGTACGGCATATCCGCATACGGCGCCCAATGATCGACACAGATCAGGATCTCGCCTTTCCAGACCGTGAGGAATTGCTCTGCGAAGATGCCGCGATCGGTCCCGACTTCGATCGCCCGCACGATCCCCCGCGCGTTGCAGAGCTCCGCGAACTGCAGCCGATTCTCGAGCGGATAGGGCGGCGCCTCGATTAAGTCCATACGGGGACCGCTCCCGCCGGCCGCGACGCGAGATAGAGCGACAGCGCGAGGCGCCGGCCGATCGCGCGATAGTCGTAGAACGATCGCGCTTTTGCCGCCCAGGCCGTCGCGGTGATCGGATCCCAGGCCTCGACCGCTGCGCGAATCACGGCCGCGAAGTCCGGCGGATTAATCGTGGAGGGAACCCGGATCAGCGCCGCGTCGATCTCCGGCAGGACATCGTACGCAGGCAGATCGGTAATCACGGTGCAGCCCACGGCGACCGCTTCAATGATCTTCCGGAGCGCAAACCCGTACATGGACGCCGTCGCGACCGAGACGCGGTACCGCGCCAGTTCCCGACAATACGCCGGCGTCACGGCGCCGCGATTCCCGTATCCCGGATGCCGGAGCACGTCCAGACCGAGCGCGACTCGGTCCCGGACGGCCCGCTGCCGCAGCGGATAGGCCATCGACAGCGCGCCCGAGACGACGGCCGGCCGGCGAGTTGCGCCCATCGGGATCCCCGCGAGATCGTCCGCGTCGACCGAGTGGTAGGTGCGAATCAGCGGCACCGTCTGCAGCCACGGGGCATTTTTCCGGATCGAGATGGCATGATAGTACGTGATCGCGGCGTGCGCGCCGACCTCCCGATAGACGTGTTCCTGATAGGCGAGCGATGAGGCCGCGTCCTTCACCACGACGGCCTTAAACGCCTCCGTATCACGCAGCGCCGCGACCCGCTGAAACCCGAGATCCTTCCGGAACGCGATCGGGGACGCCGGATCCCAGTCCCGCGGATCATGCACGACGATCCGCGTCGGCCGGTACCGCGCCAGGATCGTTGGCACATCTAACAGATCATCGAACCCGCGCCCGCAGAGGACCCATCCCGCCAGGTGCAAACCGGACTGGAATTGGTCGCCCTCCGTCGTCATATGCCGTCTATAGTCGACGTTCCCGAGGAGGATCTCCGTCACGGTTTCAGACTCCGGAGGCCTTGATAGTCCGTCGGCCGCGCGGTTTCGGGCGCCTCGAGATCGGTATGCGGGACCGCGGCGATCTTGCGAGACTTGAGACGCCCCGCGATGAGGGGAATGAACGTTTCTGAATAGTCGTACGTCGCCTCCGTGTCGAGATGCCCTAGGCGTCGCAGCGGGACCCCGCATCCCGCGTCACAACACTTGGCGACCTGATCCCCGAACCCCTCCATTCGATTCTTCCACCAGCCCGGGACGGCCGGGATCCCGTGATTCTCGCCACGGATCCCATCGAGCGCGCCGGCGACTTCACAGAAGTACGCGAACGGCGCGCCGTCCCGTTCAAAGACCGCCGCGGACCATGTTCGGTTAATATCGCACCCCTCACGCGCCGTGACCCATTGATCCGGCGTCAGGCCGACGTCTCGCCAGTGGAGGAGGATCGGCGCGTGCCAGGAGGCCCGGTTGCGCGAACTCGGGATCACCTTCCCCGGCAGATAGCGATCCATCACCGCGGCCGCGGCCGGATTCGCGTGCGCGTTGAGATTGAATCGTCCATGCGGGAAAAACGTGTCACGGATGAGCGCCCCGTGTCCGCGCAGATCGTTCGTCCAGATCCCCCGGTGACGTTGATCGGGGACTTCCTCCCGGAGGATCGCCATCAGCGCAGGGAATTCCGGGTGCATACAGGGATTCCCGCCGAACACACCGCGGATCCCCGGCCAGCCGGCGAGCGATCGAAGCGCAAGGCGAAACACGTCCGGCGCCATGTGGACCGGATCGCGTCGGAAAGGCAACAACTGCGTACAGTTGGAGCACCAAAAGAGATCGCAGGATCGCGAGATCACGATCTGGATCGTGTCGTTGGTTTTCTCCGTGGGCGCCTTCACGGCCGACACTCTAGCAGAGCGCTTCGCTGATTGTCTAGGCGACCGTCGAGGACCTCCTCAAGCGCCGCGCGAGGGAACCAGTTGATCGCGGTCTGCCGCGAGCAGTTGACGACGTCGACGCCGGCCGCTTGGAGTGGTTCAACCAGCGTCGAAAACGCGGCGCGCCAGGATCGAAAAATAAGCTCCGTTGGCCCGGCGCCATGCGGATGATCCCCGTGCCAATGCGTGCGGCCGTCCGGTCCGGCCTGCAGATCGTAGCCGAGGAGGATGATCCGCCGCGCGCCGAGGAGGACTGCGACATTGATCGCCGCGTATCCGCTGTTCCGGCCGTTACAGATCCGTTCCGGATCGAGCGACAGACCCCAAATCCCGGCGTTTTTGAGCAGGATACACCCGGCCGCTTGTGAGGCTTTCGTGCGCTCGAGTGAGAATTTCAGGCCCGGGAACTGCGCCAGGCGATCCGCTTCCCAGTCCCACATGCGCCCGTCTGAGGCATAGAAGGCATCCGCCCACGGCGCGAGGATCACCGACTTGTTGACGGCGACCACGCGCGCCCGGCCGCGGCAGTACTCGACATCGGCCGCCGTCAGACTGGGACCCGCCGCGATACAGACCACGGTTGATCCCGGCCAGGCCTTCGGGACCACGCCGAACGGATTCACGCGATCACCGCCTCGATCCAGCGTCCGAGATAGCGCCGGACCTCCGGCGAGAGATCCGCCGGGACCGGGAGCGTCGGCGCGACCGTCCGCACTTCGTAGAGCTCGGCGAGTTGCGCCATCACGGCCGCGCGGATCCCTTCCGGGACCGTGTCCGCGTCCCAGTTTGCGATCACGCCGAGCACGAGACTGTCTGTGGTCGCGAGCTCGAGGTAATTGATCACGATCGATTGCGCCATTTGCGCGTACAGCGCGATCAGATCGTCTTCGTCGGCAAACGTGACCCGGAGGACAGCTTTCGCCTCCGCGAGCGTCAAAAAGACGTCACCACTTCCCGCCATCAGGCCCCACTTGATACCGATCGACGCCCGGCCGGCCGTCGGCGCCCGGTCGCCCGTCGTTGCCCTTCGTCCCATCACGGCCCCGCGCCGCGAGGAGCGCCCATTTCGTGCCGCCGTCCTCCGGAGGACTCGAGACGGCCTCGAGCGCGACCCAGGAGGATCCCTTGTACACAATCACGTCGCCGGCGTCATACGCCCGGCCGGCCTGATAGGCCTTGCGAAAGATGAGCGCCGGCGCCGCGAGCTCCCCGCCTTCGATCGGCGTCCCGTCCGCAAACACCCATCGGGATCGGCGTTCGTCCAGGCGTTCGATCCGGCACCCCTTCACCGTCCCGTCGCGCCCGGCCGGCCCGATCGCCCCGTCCCGGCCGTCCCGTCCCGGAGGCCCCGGCGGCCCGTCAGAACCACGCGCGCCCGGAACCCCGTCAGACCCCTTCGCGCCGTCCGATCCGGGCGCACCGGGACCGCCAGTCGGCCCCGGAGGCCCCGGGGGACCGACCTTCCCGGCCTCGCCGGCCGGGCCGACGTGACCCATCAGGCCGGCCTCGCCTCGCGGTCCCGGCGGTCCCGGCGGTCCCGGCGGTCCGACCTTCCCGACCTCGCCCGGCGGTCCCGGCGGTCCGGCCGGTCCGGCGATCGCCGCTTTCCTTCGGAGCTCCGCGGCCTCGCCCTCGAGCGCCTTGATCCGCGCGACCAGCGGCGCGGTCGCCGTTTCGATCGCCTCCCGAAACACCCCGGCAAATGCGTCGATCTCGTCAGACGTCAGCGGCATAGCGAATCGCTTTCACTTCCGACAGGAACCGGGATCGGAGATACCCGACGTCGAGCGCTTTGGCGGCCGGGACCGGCGAGGCCTCCGGCGCCGCGGCCGGGATCGCCGGCGACGTTGAGGCCGGCGCCGGCATTTGATCGCGCCTGTTGAGCGCCTCGATCGAATAATCCTGCTGTTGCCGATAGACCGTATCCCCACCCGACACCGGCGGCAGGTTCAGCCGGCGCCGCGATTCGTTGACGGTTTTGATCCCGGTCGCCTCTTTTTCCGAATCGATCAGGGTTTTCGTGTCCATCCGGAGGAGCGCGTCGAGATCGAACTCGATCCCATACGGCCGCGGGAGCTCGAGGCCCTCCGTCAGCAGGGTTTCGGCTTTTTCGAGTTTTTCCTGCAAACAATTCGAGTAGTACTGCGTATCGAGCGCCTGAATATTGTTGTAATTCGGCATTCCGCCCACGCTGATCTTGTGCGGGGGGACCCGGAACGCTTGACAGACCATTTCGGCGGAGAATTTCAACTGCTCGAGGAGTTGCGCATCGTGCGCCGGGATCTGGATCGCCTGATAGGTGAGGCCGTCCCCCAGGACAGCGACCGCGCCGACGTCGAGGCCTTCCCATTTCGCCTTCGCACGGTCCGCCGTCGGTTGCGAGATCGGCCCCGGTGCCGTGAGGATCCCGGCCGGTTGCGAGGCGTTCTGGAAAAACTCGGTAGAGTTTGACTGAATCGTGAGGCCTTGAATCGCCGCCCGGCCACAGGCATAGATCGGCCCGACGCCGATCAGGGGATGCCAGATCGCGAGATAGATATCGTGGATGATCTCGCGCGCCGGGACGATGATCGCGGACTCAATCGCGGCCGTCGGATCCGGCATGAGCGCATAAAAGACGGACGTATCGGGCGCCTGCAGGACCCGCACGCGCGAGGGATCGAGCACGTACAGCCCATTGACCACACCCCGCGCGTCACGCCGTTTCAGGATATAGGCATTCCCCGTGAGGAGTTTACTCGTCTGCCAGTACTCAAAGAGCTGTTGTCGGATCTGAAACCCGTTCGGCTTCCGGAGGACGGGACTATAGGCGGAATTCTCGACCTCTGTGGTGATCCCGTCGGCGTCCGCGATCGTCAGCATCGGCCGGGACTTCCCGAAGTCCGACGCGATCAGCGATACGCACGCAAAGACCGCGACGTGCGCCGTGACGTTTTCGACTGTGCATTCTTGGTTCTGTTGCCAGGCGCAGGCGAATGGTTCCCGTATCACCGGAACCCACGCGCGGCCGCTCCCGCTCACTGGACGCGCGCCGTCGCCGATCGCCTTGATCCGCTCGAGCCCGAGTGTCGACTCGGCGCCATACGGTTGATGCCGGAGCTGCAGTCCGAATACGTCCATCAGGCCGCCGGTTTGCGGGATCGCCGTTTCGGCGGATCCGGTTGCGTGGGTTGCTCGAGTGGCGGCGCCGGCCGCCGGGACAGGCTCACGATCCCGCGCGTTGCTAACTTCAACGCCTCGAGGACCGGGACCGCGAACCGTTCGCCTTGTGCGATGCGCCGCGCGCCGGCGTCATACGGCCGGCGCGCGATCACATAAACGTCCGTGGATTTGCCCACTAGTGAGCGCCCCCGGCGCCCTTAGCTCGGACTGGCGACGCCGCCCCAGTTGACGGACTGGATCACCGCGACTACACCGGACCGCCGCAGCCCCCACGAAATGAACCGCTCGGCTCGGAACGCGACCAGGTTATCCTGCCAGAGGCTCACCAGCGATACGCCTGTCGTTCCGCTTTGCGTCGGCGCGTCGTTCATTTCGAGCGACGCCTCGCGCGACATGTCGACCGTGACCTCGCCGTCGTCCGCGAGATTGATCTCCGGTGCCACGACGGCCACAACCAGGTTCCCGTACCCCGCGAGCGCGAGATAGTTGCTGACGATCACCGGGATCCCTTGCAAGGTGCCGCCATTGATCCCGATCGTCGGGAACTCGACCGCGCCGACCGACGTCCGCATGAGCGAGGCCGCCAGCGCGACGCCCGGCGGCATCAGGAGCACGACGCCGCGCGGATCGATGTTGTCCGTGGTCCCAAGGCCGATCGCGCCGACCGCGGAGAAGAGGCTCAGGATATCCGTCCGGACGTCGTCCGCCGTATTCCCCGCCGAGCTCCCCAGGCTCACGCCGTAGGTCAGCGACGCCGGATTGACGTTGGACACGGCCGCGAGCGTCGGATCGACCAGACTCATATCGATCTTTTTCACGACGGCGCGCGTCAGCGCGTCTCGCATGGCGGTTTCTGTGCTCAGCCCCGGAATATTCCCGAATCGGAGGATCTCCTCACTGTCGATCACGATCGCGGCGATCTTCGTGTGGCCCAGGGTTTGCGCGGTATATCCGCCCTTCGTGACCGGCTTGGGTTTCGCCTCGCCGACCCAGTTGGCCGTCATCGCCTGCGATTCCACCAACTGCCGCATATTGAACGGCACGCGATTGAGCGCCGGGATCCCGTTCGCCCCGAATTGCCCGATGATCGTCCGTGGTTGCAGGTACGTCACAAAGTCCGCGATCGTCTGGTTGTAGATGAGGTTTCCGGCCCACGTCGCATCGGTGCTCACCGCCGGCGCGACCGCCGCTTTCACCGCCATGTGTAGCGAATCGGCGGACGGGTACCACTTGCGCGCGACCTCGAGCGCGTTGAGCGCGTTCCCGCGCATGTGCGCGTACTGCGCCGCGCACTTGCACATCATCACGCGGACAAACCCGATGCCAGGCGGCAGTTTGGGTTCCTCGATACTGACTGATCGCTGGACGTTCGGATCGGGCGCCGGCGACCGACGCGGCGCGACCGTGATCGCCTGTTCCACCGCAAGGCTTTCGAGCACGCGATAACTTTTGATCTGCGCGCCGATCCGCTCGAGCTCCGATGTCAGACTGTCTCGATCCGTGGTTTCGTCGTCCGTCAGGGTATCTTTGGCGAGGAGCGCCTCGAGCGCGTCCTGTTTCGTAGTCCGCTCGAGACCGAGCGCCGAGATCCGTTCGCTGTGAGTCATGATCTGATCCTTCTGCAATGACCCCGCGACCGCGGGAGGACTGCCGGGACGTCGGCCGGACTCGGCGCGGTGACGTTGATCGGCGGATTTGATGGCGGTGATTGTCGTTTGACTGTTCGCCGGGACCGTGACCGTCGACGTCTCGAACCAATCCCACTCCGACACGCGGAGGCCGTAACTGCCTTTGATTGGCGTCGCCTTGATCGGGCGCCAGCCGATCGACAGGCCCGGCACGAGACCGGCCTTGATGAGCGGCCACACCGTCTCGTCAATGAACGCAATCCCCTTCGAGATTTGCGCGCGGATCTTGATCCCCGCGGCCGTCACGGTCGCCGACAGGACTTTCCCGATCGGTTTGTTGGGATCGTGTTGCCAGAGGAGCGGCATCGGGAGCGAAAATTGCGCGCCCTCGGGTTCCATAATGTCGCCGCCGCGGTCCGGCGCCGGTGTCGACGCGAGGCCTTCAATGATCCGGAGCTCGGGATCGATCGCTTTAAACGCGACCGTCGCGATCGCAAACGAATCCCGGAACGGCACCGGCATCGTTGAGGAGGCCAAATTGATCGCTATTGTGCGATATCGTCCGCTCGAGCCGATTTGTTCTATCTCAAAAACACGACGGATCTATCGGTTTGCCATAATCGATCGTTCCCACTTCGAGCCGTTCTGACGCATCCGCAACACTTCCCGGCAGGAGGCCGGCCGCCTAATGTCGAAAAACGTCTTATTTTTGCTCGGCATGTGCGCGTCGATCGCGGTCGCCATTGCGCCAAATGCGAAGGAATTTGATCACCCGTGGGATCATATTCTGAGCTTGGGAGGCCTCGCCGGAACGGCGATCACTGGGTATCTCTCACAGAAACCGCGCCGGGAATGGTCCGACGAACGGCGCCAGGAACACCGTGATCAACTGGACCTCGATCGCTTGGCCGATGAGGACCCCGAAGCATGAAAGTCCTACTCCTGATCCTCCTGATCGCCGCGCCCGCCGGCGCCGGCGAGCGCACCCCGTTTTTGTGGACCCCTCCGCATCGACACACCGCCAACGCGATTAGTTGGGGCACGGCGATCGGATCGGTCGCCCTCGATACGGTCCGATCGTTCAAGTCAGAGCACCGAAAAACCGCCTTGCTCGAGCAAACCTGCGGACTCGGCGTCGCCGGCCTTGCGATGCGGACCACGAAACACTTTGTCAGCCGGACGCGGCCGGACGGATCCGATAATCGATCCTTTTACTCCGGGCATACGACGTACAGCGCCGTGAGCGCCCGCACCGGATACGGGTTTGGGTTTTCCGTGATCCTGTCGATTGATACCGCGTTTTTCCGTCAGGCCGCGGGCAAACACTTTGCCTCAGATACGATCGTCGGCGCCCTCGCCGGCGTCGGCTCGGAGGCCCTCTGCCGCGCGATCATCCCCGGCGACCGCTAACGGCACCACGATCGCACTGTCCGGGGATTCGTACGGCAGGACGTACCCGGCGCCCCGTGGGTTTCCCTCCGCATCGGCCGGCAGCCAGAGCACGCCATTACCGCAATACAGAAGACTCATTCAGGATGCCCGTCTATTCCCGGCGATCGATCATGGCGGCGTACGACTTCAACAGGAGGCGCGCGGTACTCGAGACAGACCCGCGGCGCCGCGCGGCGAGCGACTCGATCCGCGCCTGTTCCCGCGCGGAGATCCAGACCGTGATCGGTAGCAGCGGATCGCGGGACTTCGGCCGGCCGCGCCGCCGCGGCGTGAGGACCTCGAGCGTCGGATCTCCCATTCACGTCCCCTTTCGACCTGTTCCGCGACAGGCCGCGCAGCCGTCCGGATCCGCGGCGCCCTGCTGACCGCCGGCCCAGGCCCAGGCCTCCTCGAGCGCCGTCAAGAGATCGGCGACGCGGACCCGCGCCGCGGCGAGCTCCGCGCGTTGCCGATCGACGGTACAGATCCAGCAGATCGCGTCAATCACCCCATGCGGACACGCGGCGTTCGTCAGGATCGCCATTTTTTGCTCGCCATTTATCGGCCCCCGTAGACGTCGATGAACGGATCGCGCGACTGCGTCCGTTCCCGACGGATGATCCCGCCATCGATCCCCATCACGAGCGCGGCGATCCCGTCGATCTTCTCCGGCGATCGTTCCTTTGCGAGCCGGAGCTCCCCCTTCGTCCCCTCGATCGTCACGGTGTTACTTGCCATCCAGGACAGGATCGGATCGCCGCCGTGACACAGATTCGCCGTATGGATCAACGTGCCGAGGCGCCGGATCGCTTCATTCATAGCAAACCCCTGTCGCATCCCGATCATCAAGATCCCCTCGCCCGTGAGGATTTGCGCGGTTTCGGTCGCGTACGCCGTATCGTAAAAGATGGACTCGAGGCCCTCCGCCGCGACGTCGGCCCGGATGTCGACGCGCACCCGTTCATAGTCGGTCGCCGCGCCCTCCGTCACCGTCAGGAGGCCGGACCGCCGCCAGGCATCATACGGTCGCGCCGGGAACCGCTTGAGCGCGTCCGCCGGCGTGTAATAGCGAAAGCGGACCGCGACCCGTCCATCGGCGAGGACCCACAGGCGGCCCCAGGCCGTCAGATCGTTATTCAGCCCGAAGTCCAGACAACCAAACGCCGGCGCCCCGAGGAGCTCTGAGGCCGGCGGGAATGGGCGACAGGCCGCCCATGCACCCATATCGATCGCCCGCGCGGATCCTTGCGTCCAGACACAGAAATTGAACCGCAGGACGTCGGAGATCGCCGTCGGCATTCCGATCGCTTTTTGCACCCGTTGCCGGACGTACTCCCACGGGAGGCTGACCCCAAGATTTGGATTCGCTTTCAGCCAATGCGGCCCTTCGGTTTGCCAGTCATCGCAGGCCGGACACTCGTCAGAAGGAAACCATCGGCCCTTCGCCGCGCAAGCCGTACAGGGATCGAGGCCGCAGATAAACGCGAACCACGACTCATTCTCGATCGTGCCGTCGAGGACCTTGCGCGAGTAATCGTGTTGGTACCAGCAGACGGATGTCCGATCGAATCCGGAATTCGTCGTTTTCACGATCAAGGCATTCCGGTTGCCCTTCGTGCCGGCCGTGACTTTGTTGACGACGTCGGCCGTCGGATGTTCGTGAACTTCGTCAATCAACGCCCCGTGCACGCGCTTCCCGTCGAGGCCGCGTTTTTCACTCGAGATCGGTTTGAGGATCCCACCTTCGCCCGGCACGATCAATTCATGTGCACGGTACCCGTCGGCCCCGAAGAATTCCCGGAGCTCCGGCGAGGCGTCGACCATTTTGCGGACGTCGGCCCAGGCCAGATTTGCCTGTTCCCGCGTCACGGCCGCGAGGTAATTCTGCGATCCGGGTTGCCCGTCGGCGACGAGCATATAGATCATCATCCCGGCGCCGAGCGGCGTTTTCCCGGACCCCTTCGCCGTTTCGATGTAGGCCTCGCGAAAGCGCCTGAATCCGGCCGCGGTATACCAACCGAACAGGGATCCGACGATGAACGCTTGCCACGGCGCGAGGACGAACGGCCGCGGATTGCTCGAGGAGGCCGCCGCGGCGTCGCCGGCATCGGTGTTTTCTGGCAGGTACAGGATCTCCGCGAAGAATGCGATCGCCCGTTCCGCCCTATCAACGTCCCATACTAGACCCCGAACAGAGGCCGTCCGGACGTCCTCGAGATGTCGGCCACAGGCCGCCCGGACCAGGCCGCCAGCCACAATCGACCCCGCTATGACCCGACGCGCGTAGTCGGTCGCCTGATCCATCGGCGCGTCAGACGAACTCAGCGACCGCCAACAGGATCACCGCCAGCGTCAGCAGCGGGAGCGGAGGGACGTACACCGGGATCAGACTTAGGATCGCCAGGAACAGCGCGAGGAGGACACAGGCCTTGCGTTCTCGAGTCATCTGAACCTACCTAACTTAGAGGCCGGCAGAGTTTCGACGGCGCCGGCGCGTTGCGGCATCGGGCGCCCATTCGGGCTCAGCAGAAAACGGAGCTCGAATGCGTCAAGCTGTTTCAGGAGGCCGCGATGATTGGACCCGCCGCGGCCCGAGCTCTTTCCTTCGTGCCGCTCGAGTACCACGATCTGACAGTAGCGCGCAAACGCCGCGACGGACGCGGCATCGAGGGTCCCAAACGCGATCGCGTGCGGCGCCCGTTCGTCCCAAATCGCCCGTTCCTCCGGATCGAGCGTCGCCGGGATCGTGATCTCCGCCGGCGGCGCGAGGAGCGCGGAGGCCGGCGGGATCGAC